CGATCTTGTGGTTCTTGGCTAATTACCCGAAAGGGCGGGTTGTCATCACCTCTGGATCGTGGAGGCAGGTGTTATTGCAGCTTTGGCCTGCGATGGAGTTGTATCGAGGCAATAAGATGTTCGATGGGTGGATCTGGAACCAAGCTGAGATCAAGACTCCGCAGGGAGGATGGGCGAGTGGGTTCTCGACTGACAACCCAGGACGAGCAGAAGGATACCATGCGACTGCGGATTCGCCGGTGTTGTATGTATTGGACGAAGCCAAGACAATTCCAGACGGAATCAAGACTGCTGTAGACCGATGCACCTGTTCTAGGATTTTGGCAACCTCCAGTCCCGGCGCACCTATTGGTTGGTTCTACCGATCCCAGTTTGAGGAATCCGCTCACTGGAAGCGGATCAAGGTTCGATCTGACCAATGCGCTCATATTCCGCAGGAGAAGCGGGATCGTGACTTGTCGATCTACGGTGAGAGCCACCCGATCTACCGTTCGATGCATTTGGCTGAGTTTGCCGAGGACATCGACCGGCTATTGATATCAAGCGACCGGCTTCTCAAGGCGATCGATGAGCAGCCTGATCCGGTGGATGGCAACATTGTGGCATTCTGTGACTTTGCTGCCGGTCGAGACGAGAACGTGTTGGCGATCCGTCGAGGGAATTCCGCAAGGATCATCAGGACATGGACCGAGAAGGACACCATGCAGGGCGTTCGTCAGTTCATGAGGTTGTTTGAGTCTGAGAAGCTAAAGCCATCGATGATCTGGGGTGATGCTGATGGTCTTGGATCTGTGATGATCGACGCGATGGCAGAGCAAGGGTGGCGCATCAACAGGTTTCACGGTGGATCGAGAAGCCGGGAGCCGCATGAGTATGCGAACTTGATTGGCGAGGTATGGCACGTTGGGTGTCGAGAGATCGAGCGAGGACGAGTCAACTTGGGAGAAGTTGATCCAATCACATTCAAGCAACTCACAACCCGCAAGACCGAGTGGAGTGAGAATGGCAAGCTGCGGGTCCAGGCGAAGGAGACGATGAGGATCATGGGTCTGAAGTCTCCCGACCGAGCAGACGCGCTTCTTGGTTGTATCGTGTGTGGTCCAGAGATGAACGGTGCTATCACAGGCCAAGCTATAACTAGAACCAAGCTAACTCCATTCTCAGCACCGATCGTCGGTGGGTTCAATAAGTTCTGAATCTTACTGCGTGACAATTTCAACCAATCAATATAAAGCAATTCCGATGACCAAAGATGAACAAAAGGGTGTTGTGTGGCCCATTCCAGTTAATTACAGGACAAATGACTTTGATCTGGCCAACGTAACGCCAGAACAAGTCCGCGCCATCCTACGAAATGTTCGCACTGGGAAGCTGGACGATCAAGACCGTCTTTTCAGATTGATGCTAGACACTTGGCCCCGACTGCGTAAGGCACTCAATGAGATTGCCGGTGCTGTGGCTCGTCTTGAGATCGAGATCAAACCGGGCATCCGCGAAGGTATGGATCAAGCCAGCCCTCAAGCAGTATTGATTTACGAGACGGTCGAACGTGCGCTTGAGTCATACGCACCGCGCCCAGGATATTGGGAGCTTGATAACTCTGGCATGGTCAAAGCATTGATCGATGCCTATGCGAAAGGGATCTCGGTTCTTGAGATCGTCTGGAAGATCGAGAACGGCATCGTCTCTCCACGTTGCTATGCTCCGGTCCCAGCGAAGTATTTGGCATATCCATCGATCAACATGGAGATCGATCGACTGATGATTGCACCAGAAGGCGCGAACTATTCAACCCTTGAAGACTTCCCGGCAGACAGGTTCCTGATTGGCGTGTGGAGTCAAGGTGGTATGCACCCGATCCACGCTGCCAACTTACGCACGTTGACCAAGCATTGGTTGGCGGCAGTCTACGGACTCGGTTGGTTGATGCAGTACGCACAGCTATTCGGCATTCCAACTCGGACTGCTAAGACGGATGGCACTGAAGATGCGCTCAACAAAGCGCAGGAGATGCTTGAGTCAATCGGTTCTTCCGGCTGGGCAGCATTCGGTCCCGGCGTTGAGTATGAGATTCATTCGGCATCGAGCGCAGCAGCAGACACCCTTCCGCAATCCCACTTGATGGATGTTGCCGACAGGGCTTGCGATATTCTCCTCCTCGGCCAGACATTGACCACCGACAACACCAACACTGGTTCAAGAGCATTGGGCGAGGTTCATGCAGGGATTCGGACTGATGTACTCATGAATGTTTCCGAGTGGGTATCGTCAATCATCAACAGTCAGCTTATTCCTGCAATCGTCAGGATGAACTTTGGAGAAGTATCTTCCGAGGATATGCCGTATTGCTGTTTGGAGATTCCTCACGCCAAGGACCAGAAGGCAACCGCGGAACGCATGAAGATCTACAAGGAGATCGGAGTTCCGATGTCAGTGAAGTATGTCTACGAGGAACTTGGAATCCCAGAACCAATCCCAGGCGAACCAATGTTCTCCGGCGATCTTCCAACAATCGATCTCGCGCCTACGTCGAGTCCTGTTGAAGTTACTGATATCGAGCCTAGCATCGAGACTGAAAGTGTTAGTGCCGGATACCAGCCGACTGACGCAATGGCAGAAAACGCTCAAAAGGCACTTGAGATCCGCAGGATCAAGCCGATGAGTGAACGAGGCATGACCAGTGTCGGTATTGCTCGCGCTCGCGACATCTCCAATCGAGTTGAATTATCTCAAGACACAGTCAAGCGGATGCTATCGTTTTTCGCTCGCCATGAAATTGACAAGAAAGGTTCAACTTGGGACGAGAAAGGAAAAGGATGGCAAGCATGGAATGGCTGGGGTGGAGATGAAGGATATGCATGGGCGAAGAAAATCTTAAATGCACAACGCAATGACTGACGAAGAAATCACCGAGGTTGCAGATACATGGCTGAATCCAATCGACTTGCTGATTGCCGATATGTTGGACAAAAGCCAACGAATGACGGTTGGAGCATTCTACAAGGAGGTTGAATCTGTTGTGGAGAAGATCCCTCAGTTGTTTGATCAACTCGACACGCAAGCACTGACCACAGCACTTGAGGAAGAGATGAGCAAGGCAGTCATTGCCGGTCTTGACCAATAAGATGTGGACTAGCTCAAAAATCGGAGCATCTGCTATTGGCATCAAGATCAATGTCTTTGGTCTTGACTCTCTAAAGACGGACATCATCCAATCGATGTCTCCAGAGACTCGCAAGAACGCACTGAAGATTGGTGCTGAGTCAGCATTGATTGCCATCAAGGGTTACTACACGAAAACTGGTAGAAACAATTGGTTGAACCTATCGCTTCCTACTCATGGAGCAGGACGGAAACTTACCGACTGGTGGAAGTTGGTCGAATCAGGTTGGAATGTCGGCAATGTCACAAGCCAGACTGCCACATTGTCGAATAGCTCAACTGGCTTCGCCCACAAGGTTACTGGTGGAGTGATCACAGCGAAGCGAAAGAAGTATCTGACGATCCCGATTCATCCAACGGCACACGGGGTCAGGTCTAGGGATTACTCGCAAAGCATAGCACCATTATTTGCAGCCAAGGGAGTCTTGGCTAGGACGGAAGATGACGGAGCAATTACTCCGATCTATGCTCTGAAGAAATCAGTTAATCAAAAACCTTGGCCCACAGCACTTCCACCAGAACAAGCATATGTCGATGCCTTCCTTGATTCAGCAGTTGATCACATCCTTTCCACGCTTCAATAGGTTCCATTTGGATTTATCCAGGTTTTATGGTAATCAAGAACCGATGAGCGGATCGATCACACAAGCAGCATTCCAGTCTGACATTTCAATGTCCGACGGAACAATCGTGTACCTTCCAGAAGGTTATCATTCGATCTCTGCAACCGTTGGCGGAAAACCAAAGCGTGTTGACGTTCAGATCGATGAGCGCATCGCAGCATCGTTCGCTGAAGATCTCGGAAAGAGATTTGAATCCAATGTCCGTCCATTCGCCGGATTCGACCACAAGCAAGGCCCAGCTTCATTCATTCCTAAAGAATTCCGCTACGAGTCTGGGGTAGGTCTTGTTCTCGATGTCGAATGGACGGAAGCTGGACGCAAGGCGATCGAAGGCAAAGACTACTCCTATTTCTCCCCTACTTTCTTACTTTCAGACAATGGTGTTCCATCTGGCCTTCCGCCTCGCGGCGAGATTGGCTCGTTGGTTAATGATCCAGCGTTTGAAGAAATCCCGCGCATCGCCGCATCACACACAGAACCAATTATGGATATCAACCACCTAGTCGAACTGGGGCTTGTCGAAGCGAGTGAATCGCCAGAAACTGCCTTGGAAACCGCGAAAGCAGCACTCGCAAATCTTCGCGAATCTGTTCTCAATGCAGAAACCGTCGAAGCAGCATCTGTCGAAGCCGCTAATGATTACTCCTCGATGAAGGAGAAGTTCATGGCACTTGAAGAAGAGAACGCTGCCCTCAAAAAGCAACTCTCCTCGAAAGCATCCGCTTCCGCTGAGAACGCCATCGATGAAGCCATCAAGGCTGGTCGCATCGCTCCTCAAGACGAAGATGCCAAGTCCTTTTGGCTCAACTCGATCCTTGCTGACGAGAAAGCAATCAAGGTTCTTGCATCTCTCCCTGGTAAAGAAGCACTCACCGGCAACACGATCCTCGCAGGTCGCACCGAGGATGCACCTCAACTCTCCGGCATGGCTCGCGTCGAAGCTGCCATCCGCGCTCAATCTCAATCCTAATACATAACTCACATGGCTAATAACCTTACCCTACTGGATCTCGCCAAGCTGAACTCTGCTGACATGGCAGTTGGCTTGATCGAAGAAGTCGCCACCGTTGCGCCAGAAACCACGATCATCCCTGCTCGTACCATTCCTGGCACTTCCTACAAAATCTCCGCTCGTACCGGTCGTCCAACTGTCGCTTTCCGCGCACTGAACGAAGGCACTGACCCAACCAAGTCCAAATTCACCGAGCGCACGATCGAAGCATTCCTTCTTTCCGCTCGCGTTGAGTGCGACAAAGCTGCCGCCAATGCCTACATCGACGGTGCAGTTGCCTATCAAGCACTTGAAGCTCGCGGCGTGATGGCTGAAGCCCTCTACAAAGTGGGTCAACAAACCATCTACGGAACTGCTCAAGACGGCAAGGGCTTCCCTGGTCTTCAAGCACTCGTCAGCACCCTCGGTGGTGTTGTTGTGGACGCAACCGGAAGCACCGCTACAACCGGCTCGTCCGTGTACGCAATCGCTGCTGGCGCACAAGGCGTTCAATACGTCTACGGTCAGAACAGCACGATCGACCTGAGCGCATTCCGCGAAGGTGATGCTTCCGATGGCAATGGCAAGCGTTTCGCCGCTTACATCGCTGACCTCACCGCATGGGTTGGTCTTCAGTGCGCCAACAAACACGCTGTTGGTCGTATCAAGAACCTCACCGAGGATTCTGGCAAGGGTTGCACCGACGCTAAGTTGCTCGACCTTCTTCGCCAATTCCCAGTTGGCGTGAAGCCTACGCACTTCCTGATGAGCCGTCGTTCGGCCTATCAGCTTGCAGTCAGTCGTTCGATCACCGCATCGACCAAGCAAGAAGCCTTCAGTGGTCTTCTCAATGGTCTTCCAACTGAATCGTTCGGAATCCCAATCATCGTCACCGACTCCATCGTTGACAACGAAGCAATCGCCTAATTCTAAAAGAACACCTATATGGCATACGAATTCAATCGCAATATCCAAGACGCTGCTTTCACTAGCACCGTCGCAATCGCTCAAGCTGGAGCAAACACCGCTACCTTCGACCTTGAACAGGTTATCGGTGGCGATGTAGAGAAAGTCGTTTTCGAGCTTTCCGCCCCAGTTGCTGCTGGCATCACCGACACGAAAGTTGTTACCTACACTCTGAAGGATTCTCCAGATGGTATCACCTTCACGGCCCTTGATCCTAGCATCGCTACGACCCAGACGGCTTCCGGTGGTGCTGGCATCGCCGCTAAGGCTGTCCGTTTCCGCCTTCCTCCAATCACGAAGCGTTATGTTCGTATCGAACAGACGATGACTGCTACGGCTGGAACCGTTACCGGAAGCATGGTCGCAAAACTGTTGTTCTAAGAACACGCAATCGCCTCCGATCAGGGTTACACTTCCTTGATCGGGGGCATCTTTTTATATGGCTTGGACACCTCTCACAATCGATGGCATCAAGGATCGGCTCGCATCTGACGAGTTTGAGGCACTTCTTGCGGAATCTCCAACGCCAGAAACAAAACTAAATGACATTCTTGAGCAGATCGCTCAAGAGATCGTCTCACGGGTCAATGCAGGGCGCAGGAAGCGCGGATTGGTCCAAGTGTCCAACACCGGACTATACGTCCCTCCTGGGGCGCACAGGCACGGTTACGCGCTCGCTCGTCGCCTCCTCTCTGAGGCATTTCCGTCGCTCGCTGAGTTCAACGGAGAAGATCGCAAGATCTCGGTTGAATCGGCTGAGAACTATTTGGATGACCTATCCAAGAACGATGCAGACTCAGATGACGCTGGATCGTCCGCATTCGCCAATTCCAGTTCTTCCGCCTTCAGATACGGTGGAGCAGCACTCATGGACTTCTCAACTGCGCCATGACCATCATTCGCCAGATCGTTGAGAGTATCGCTGAAACGCTGGCTACCCACGATTATTTCCGCACATCACCAAGGATTCCGGTTCTTGTCGAAGATCACAAAGATGTCGAGAAATCGATCCTCAATGCCATGCAGACAGCAGGTGCATTTGTGCTGGTTAATTTTGAATCAGCAGAGACTGACACTCAAAACACTCCCGGCCCATATCTCTCCGATGCCAAGTTCAGAGTGACTGTCTCTGAAATACCATCAGTTTGGAGGTCCAAACCTGGAAAAGTTCCTAGCGCGACAGAGATTGCCGAGGCAGTATGTCGCATCATTCATCATACCCAGCCAATGGATATCGATGATCAACCTCTTTCCGGTGGCGTTATGATCTTCAACTCAGTTTCTCAACAATCGAATGACTCGATGCTGCAACAAGCAGTATCTTTCTCGATTCCAATCGGATTAAGCAACACACCTCCAACTAGATAATTATTATGGCAACTTTTGATCGCACAACCATTGTTCGCGGACCTTGTAAGATTACTTACGATAGCGCAACTTTCTACTCCAAGGGCGGAGTCACATTGACCATGAACCAGTCTACCTTCGACAAGGAAGTCGATGCTTACGGCATGGTTGGCAAGGCCAAGAGCGATATGCAGATCGTTGTCGAGTTTGAGCCGGTTGGCGAGATCGAAGCACTTACCACACTCTTCCCTTTTGCAAGCACTGTGATTGGGGCTTCGATCTACGGAGCGACCGACAAGCCACTTGTGATTGTTGCTGTTGACGCGACCTACACGATCCACAACGCAGCAATCACGAAGCTCCCAAGCCTCCGTTGCACAGCAAACAACACCCAGCTTGGATCGGTTCAATTCACCGGATTGGTGAAGAACTCAGCCAACCCAAATGCTCTTACCTCGTATTACACCGCCAGTGCCGGTGCAGCAATCGGAACTGCATTTGATCCAGCGTTGATCATTGCTGCTCCGTATACAGCAACTCTCGGTGCAGGCACGTTCAGTTCTTCCGATGGGTTTGAGATCTCCTTCGACCTAGCATTGACACCAATCGTTGTGGACGGGATTGGTACTGTTTCGATGGCACTTGGCAATATCGGCGCAACAGTAAGCTGCACTCCGATTGGAGTGGCTACTGGCTTCTTCGACACCTACTTCGACGCAATGGATGCTGGTGAAAGTCTTCCATCTGCCTCGCTCGACATCTCAACCACTGTTACTGGTGGTCTGAACTTCGATGCATCAGCAGTTCAAGTAATCAGCATCGACCGGATGTTCTCACCAACTGAGAATCGTCTTGGCAAGTTGACGCTTGAAGCCAAGCGCACGTTCACTGCCGGTGTTCCAGACGCTTTGTTCACGATCACAGCAGTCTAATAATGTATGCAGCCGCATTCATAGGAGATAAGATAATTGACCTTGCCGGATGGGATCAAGGTCAAGGTGCTGAGACATCGAATCTCAGCATGAGCAGCAATTACAACTTCCAGAACGTCTCGTATATTGGCGGGACGTATGGAAGGCAGTTCTTCCGATCAGGAACGATGGCATCCTGCTCGTTCTCGTCAAGGTTTGAGTTGATCGATGGTACTACCAATCAATACCAACGATGGGTATCATACTTCCTTCAATCCATGCCAATACGGTTGTCGAATCAATCTGGATGCACGTTGAAATTAACTCAACCGTATCCAACCTTGATGGGAACAAGGCAGGTTGAGACGGCAACAGGAATCGGAACAATCAGCACGTCTGGAAATGCCAGCATCACATTGACTGGTGCTGGTCTTGATGCGTCTACACATTTGATTTCTGTTCCAGTAGTGTCAGGAGAAACTCCATCTCAGTGGATGTTGACTGTGAGATCGTATTTCCAGGCAGATCCATTAGTCCGGCAATTCTTCAACGTAAGCGGATCTGGTGCAGATATGATCCTTACTCGAAAGAGTCCATATGCCGGAAATGACACGACATTGAATATCGCGATCGCAAATGGAACCTCCGTCGGGATCACTGCCGCTCCAACTTCAGCAAGCACAACCTCCGGTGTTGCATTCTCACCAATGACCGAATTGACATTTTATGATGCAAGTGTAAACGTAGCCACAACGCAGGTTGGAACATCAGTCATGCTGAACACCTCGGTTACCGGAAGACTCGTAGCACCATAATATGGCAAACAAAAAGGTCAATGTTGACATCACCACCACGGCAAATACGGCTGGTGCGGACAAGACTGTCAAAAGTATTGAGCAGATCGAGAGGGCAAAAGCCAAGCAGGATGCCGCAGCGGAAGCCACCGCTGCGCGTGAGGCTGCAAGGCAAGCCAGGGCGGAAGCTGCGGCTGAAAGGGCAGCAGGAGTAGCCCAAAGGCGCGAGGAGAGGGCTGCGAAGCAAGCCGAGCTTACCTCTCAACGCAAAGAGGCGGCAGCAAGGCGCGAGGAGGCTTCAATCAAGCGTGTGCAAGCGGCTGATGATGCCGCCGCAGCAGCAGCAGCTAAAAACGCTGCGCGTGTTGAGGCAGTCTCTGGAGAGAAGGCAGGAAGAGGAAAAGGCATCCAAGTCCAACAGGCCGGTTATCAGGTTGCCGACTTTGCAGTCCAAGTGGGTGCAGGAACATCTGCGATGCAGGCACTCGGTCAACAGCTTCCACAGCTTCTTGGAGCATTCGGTCCTTGGGGTGCTGTGATCGGTGCTGCTGTGGCTGTTGTGGTTCCATTGGCAACAGCATTGGCTGGTGTGAGCGGTCAGATTGAGAAGACCAAAGAATCTATGGATAGAGCTAAAGACTTTATCGGTAAATTCGCGGAAGCAGCTAAGAAGGCTGGCGAGCAAGAGATCCAGGGTCTGAGTGACAAATACTCGCAGCAAAGAGCGCAACTTGAAGGTCTTCAAAAAGCAGAGGCTAATAGCATCAAATCAAAACAAAATGTAGCTGCTGCACACGATGAGATAAAGCAATCATATCTTGATGCTGAAGAGGCAGCATTGAAATATCTTACGCAGACCGGTCAAATTATAAACGCCGAGGGAAGGTTGCTTGAAATTGAGAAGGAAAGAGTCAAGATAGCTTCTGAAGCCAAGGTAGCAGCAGAAACAGCAAGACTCGCAGCAGCACAAGCCGCATATAACGATGCCATTGCAAGGAAGCAAGATGTCGAACGCGAGCTTTTAGACTTGCAGAAAAAAGCAATCGAGGCCCAAAGAGCGTTTGACGAGCCTACAAGGGAATTGCAGTATTCTGTAAAACAAGACAAGAATAGGGGGCTGAAGGAACCATCTGCGACAACTGCAAAACTAGAAGCAGAATTAGATATTGCAAAGTCACAACTTGAAAGTTATTACTCAAGCATTGATCAAGTTCAAAACTCGCTTCCCTCATTTTCTCAGGCAATAGCGGATGCAGGTTACGCAATTGATACTACCAAAACAGAGGTCGAAGCCAATATCGAGAAGATCAAGACTCAGGCAGATCTTACCGAGACAACTGCCACCCTTACTAGGGAGACAGAGAAGCAAGTAGAAGAGGTTGGAAAGATCAAGGAGGTAACAACGTCGTTTGAAGCCCAAACGCCACTTCAAGCTGAGATCAAGGAGAGACTTACCGCAGCAGTTTCAGACAGTAAAATCACCGCCACAGAGCAAAAGGCTATTGCCGGTGACTTGCAGACATTGCTGGCAAGTCTAAATTCAACTCAATCTGGAAACAGACAAAGCATCCAAGAGTTGATCTCGATCAATAATCAGTTGGCTACATTCCAGACTCAGACAAACGCTGCCATAAAAGCATTGCAGTCCAAGGTGAATTCAATCCCACAAGTACCAGCAAGATGATCGCGTGGACAATAAAAGGTGAAGCTGGAAAGGCGTTCGATGAAACAGTTCGGTCGCTGGAAGCTGCCAAGATCGAATCCGCACAAGTGGCATTCAACTCTCTTGCGGATGATACGTTCACATTCTCGATCTCACCAGAGGCTATCCCATCCGCCACTATCCCAGAACTCAAGCAGCAGATGACCCTCTATAGGGCAGGTGTACAGTTCTTTACAGGGACGGTGACCAATGTCCGTAGCAACATCGACAGCAGTTCTCAGCAAGTCCAGATCACCGTTTCTGGACCTTGGTGGTGGATGGAGCGGATTGGGTTTACGACCA